CAGTACAAATAGTACGGCAAGGCGAGGCAACGCCGTACTGGTTTAAATTTAATCCACTATAAAATTGGTGGTTTTATTGCGTATCGCTGCCGACGGTTTGGATAAGGCAAAAAATATTCTGTTCAATCCTGCAAAATAACCGATGATCCGAATTGTGCAGAATATTTTTGCAAAGGCAGCGGGCATTTGAAGGGGGTGAACTAAAGCTGAATTTTGTATGGTCAGATAGAAAAGATGCTACTTTAACCGTCTAGCCCTATTTTGAGGAATTATTATATCATATTGATTTATCGTGATATTTATTATGCTTATTTTCTCATGGCGCAAGCGGTTTAAGCTGTTTTTGCTTGACAAGCAGGCAAAAACAGCTTTGTTATTTTGTACAAACATTATGCAGGTTTGTAGCGTTCAGGATTGTAAGGTTTTTGTGTTTTGTAAACGTGGTAAGCAACGACAAGCAGCTTACGCATTAGAGCACCCAATATCAGCATCTTGGGTTTGTTTTTGGCTTTCAGGCGTTTGACAAAATCATGAAAGTAATCCCTGTTGAGCGCAACCATAGCGGGCATGAACAAAGCTGCTTTTAGCCGTCTGTTTCCGTAACGTGTCATGCTTGAACGACCTTTGACGCTGGTTCCCGATTCTTTTTGTTGTGGATTCAAGCCGGCGAAGGCGGTAAATTGATTGGAGGTTTTAAAGTCGCCGCTAAGCAGATAGTTTGTGAGTATGGCCGCTGTCAGTTTGCCAATTGCCGGAATGGTTTGTAGGCCTTCTGAAACGATTTTCAAATCTTGATTGCCGTTTGTGATTGCCTGTATTTCTGCTTCGGCTTGCTGAATGTGTTGATCCAATTCTTGGATTTGAGCTTGATGGATTCTTCGAACAAATTCGTCTTTAGCAACTTTCAAATTCGTCTTTAGCAACTTTCAGCCTGTTCTTTTGGGCGGTCTTTTGTGTTTTGAGCTGTTCGTACAGAGCCAATAAGCGTTTCAAGCGGTAATGACCTATGCTTATTTTTTTCCGAGCGGGCAAGTCTTTGAGCATGGCCGTATGGCAGTATTCGGCAATCAGCCTTGCATCTTGTTTGTCTGTTTTTGTGCGGTGAAAGCGGCTTTTGCCGTATTCGCTGATTTTGTAAGGGTTGATAACGGAAACGGTGTAAAACTGGCCGATATAGTCGGCAACGTCTTCAAAGTAATTGCCGGTGGCTTCCATGCAGATATGCAATTCACAGTCAAAACCGTCAAGCCAGGCTTTAAAGTTTTCAAAGCCGTTGATGCTGTTATCAAACAGGGCTTGCTTTCGTTGACCGTTGACAATAGCGGCAGCGTCAAAGGTGTTTTGCGATATATCCAAACCGACAGCGTTTCTCATAATTTCCCTTACTATGCAGATTCACACTTTTGTGTGTTCTTTGATGCTACTCAATTTTCAGACAACAAAAAAACGCCCTCTTCATCTTTTCTACAGTCTGATGACTTAGGCCGTTTCAAGATGGGCGTTTTTCGGTTCGGGTAGCTAATCCGAACCTGTAAGCCGTCTGAATCAAAGGGCTTACAGGTTTAGATTTGGCATTTTGATGAAATCAAAAAGGCGGGAGTTCCCGCACCCCATGGCTGCTTTTTACCGTGTTGATTACGCCTTTTAGGGCTTCATCAACACGGTAAAAAGCAGCTCAATTAATTAGTGCCAACAATACCGCCTCTCTGCTGAAATTGCGCGCCTGCTTCGACATAGCCGTCATACATCAAATTCTGTGGCGATTTGCCGCCCATTGTCAGTATTTGGTTTGCTTCCGTCGTCGTCGGCGGGCTTTGCGGTGCAGGCGCTGCCTGTACTTGGCTTGGGTCTTTGTAAGGATTAAACGGCATGCCGTTTTTGACGTAGTCTTTACACATTGCCTTAGTCACTTCTTTCAAAGCCGTGCCTTGGTCGCTATAACAGATACAACCACTTTTACCACCATCTATACAGGCGGCCAAGCGTTCAAAGGTTTTAACTTGGCGCACGCTGTCGTAAAGCGGTTTGGATTCGGGTTTTTCTGCCAACGTGGGGATAAAGTCTGTCGGGTTTAGGCTGTTATCAATTTTGGCCGTTGGCTCGGTTGATTCCGTTGGTAATTCCATTTGCGGCTGACTGGCTGCTGCTTCCTGTGGTTCGACCTGTTCTTGTTGGCCAGTGCCTTTCTGATAGATTTGATAAACGTTGTAGCCTTTCCAAGCCATGAAAGCAAATATACCTATCAAAGCCCAAACAGCAAGCGGAATATTCTTTTTAAACTTCTGATGCTGGCTAGAAGATTTGTAATACTTGAAAGCATCTTTAGGCGGTTTCCAACTAGCTGATTCAACACCTGTAACACCGGCTGGATTATCAAGGCTCGTTACACACTTATACCAAGAATACTGCTTCATACCCACGGCTTTGCGTTCAAGATGGGTATGTTTTGATACGAGATTGCGTACAAATACGTCAAGCTGACTTGGGTGCTGGGTCATTAAGATAACCGTATGGCCGTGGTGGCGCAGTTCGGTTAATTCTTGGATATAGGGAGGAACTGGGCGACCTGATGCGCGCACAGGATAGGTATAGTGTGCTTCATCAACAATCAAAACGGCGCCTTGCGGAATAATATCTCGCAACGGTGCAGACATGATTTCTTCTTCAGTGAGTTCATGAGCGTTAAATTTACGTTTATCCAAGCCGTCGATATGGCAGAAGTAAAGCGGGCGGTCTACTTCAGTGCCATCTTCAAGCTTCATCTTAAACAAACCGTCTTCGTTGTTCAGAATCATGGACACGACGCGCGAAGTCTTACCCGTGCCCATGTTGCCGGTGAAAAGATAAATCATAAATTACCCCGCGGGAGAAACGAAAGTCAGTTTATTCAAGGCAGCCATGCCGATATAAAAAGAGAATGCGCCAAACAAATAACCCAAACCTTCACCAAAACCGCCAATTAACAGCAAATTGAGAATATCAGAAGGCATGGAGTTAAAAGCTTTTAAGGTGTATTCCTTGAATTTACCCAATGCGATTACATAACCGGCGTAAGTAACAAAAGTTAAGCCGGTGGCAATAATCATGCGGACAATCAGCATTTTTAACAGGATTCCCAAAAGAGGAATCAATCCGGCGAGCAGCGGCATATTATCCCTTTCTCAAAGAGCCGAAAACGATAAAGGCGGACATAATAATGAATCCAAGTAGGACGGCAAAACGGATATTTTGCATAAATACGCAGAGCGGTTCATAGCTGATTTGTACCGGTCTGCCCCAAATGTTGAAGCTTTTGGGTTGAGGACAAACGCCGTTTGGCGGTAGGAAGTTGTCGGTATTCCAAGTGGTTTCATCAGTTACATGGGGTATTTTGATGCTGTCAAACATACCTTCTTCGGGCTTGCCCATTTTGTCGCATGCCAAGATGTTCGGAAACACTTCGCACAACAGCCCGCCGTCTTCCTTGGGCTTGTCATCCTCTTTGGGCTTATCGTCGGGTTTAGGGTCGTCTTTGCCGTCTGGGGTATTACTTGGATCAGGTTTGTCTTTTCCGCTAGGGCTGCCGTCGGGGTCAGGTTTTGGCTTATCGGACGGGCTGCCGTCGGGCGTTGGGTCGGGTTGTGAACCTGGCTTGCCGTCGGGATTGGGGTCTGGCTGCGAACCTGGCTTGCCATTTTCGCCCGGTGTTGGGGTTGGGTTGGTTTTGGGAGCGGCAGGGCTGCCCGGTGTGAGGTCGGGGCGAGGGGTTGTGTTTACGGTTGCCGTGGTTTTACCGTTGCTGTCTCGTCCGAATGTGATTTGGATTTGTACGGGCTTACTGTCAGGACCTGTTACGGGGCCAATGGTTACGGATGTTCCGGGGGCGACTTGGACGCCTTCGCTATAATCGGGACGCCCGGCACCTTCCACAAAAGGCGTCGGATTGCGGTCGATTGCGGGTGTGGCGATTTCGAGGAATTTTTCAGGAGTGAGGACTTCGGATTGGCGGTTTTTCAGACGTTCGAAAATTATCGGGGTTCTTTCATCACCCCTTTGTTCAACATTGCAACGGGCATTGATTGATCCAATATCACAATCTCTAAAAATATAGCCATCGTATGATTTATCTCGTGCTTTCAGTTGCTCGAAATATTTACGCGCTTCTTTTTCTGTTCTGCTTTTCAGAATAAATTCAGCTTCTTTTTGGCTTTGTCCGCCTTTTTCATAAGCTCTAACTAAAGATGAATCAAGCGGAATACAGTTTGAATAGACTTTTTTTTCGCCCTGCCAATCCTTAATACATAGTGCATCATCGTAGGTTTTAAGAAATGTTCCTGATTCATCGGCTATGTAGCCTTCTGACTCTAAATCTCCTTTGACGGCTTGATAGGCTTCATAGGCAAGCAGTGCGCCGCCTATATATAGATTACCTCGACTTGAGGCTGCGATTCGTGCGCCTTGTGTGACTAGACCGTAGGCTCGGGATAGGACTGTGGGGCGGGAAACGGTTGCTTCGGCTGTAGCCTTAATTGCTTCATTTGACAAATATCTTTCATATCTTGCTTTCATGGCCTCAGTTTGAAATTTACGATACAAATTATCTGTAACAGACCTATTCCATGACTGTTTATCCCAATGCGCTGTATGCTGCCCAGAATAATTAACAGATTTACCATTAACATTAATTTCGCCAGCATATAAATAAGAACTTCCAAAAACAAAGAAGAAAAACAAAGCTAATTTATTCATTCCGCACTTTTTCTATTTCCTTCTTCTCTTCCTTATATCTATTTAAATCAGCCATGAACTTAACCATATCTGAATCTGATGGACTTGGTTTTTTAGGGCTCGAATTCATTAGAAATAAATCATCATCATCAGATAATTTATTATTTGATATAGGTTTTCTTTTTAGAAATACTAAAAGATTTCCAACCAAATATAAAAAAATCATTAAATACCTAATTTCATTAGATATAAAAATAATCTTTGATAAATGTAATAGAAAGAGAATAACAAAAACAATATTAAAAATTCCAACAAACATAATCCTAACTTTCTTGACTGTTCCAAAAGTCGGGATTTTGCCATTATCCTAATCGGGTATCAATCCTTGAATAAAATCGACCCTATCAAAACCGGTACTGCCAGTCCCAAATAAAAATAAAAGTCCATCATCTCAAGACCCTTTTTAGGACGGATACGAAATACACCGCTGCCATTACGCCGAATAAAATCCAACCTGTATCCAAACCGCTTTTGAGGTTTTCACTTGGATCGCATTTGGGCAAATCGGCTTTAAGCGGCTCTCCGTTCAGTTTCCATAATGTGCCGTTATACTCAGGTTTGATGATTTTGCCGTCTTGAGTGATTTGAGGTACTACCAAGCTGAAATAGACGTTTTCAGCTTGGTTTTGCTCAAGACATTTATTCCCGACTTGGTAGTACATCTTAATTACCTGTTATCGCAACAAGCGTTTCACGATGGCAATCACGAACAGGGCGGCAAATACGCCGACTACCAACCAGCCTGCTTCAAGGCCGTCGGCTTTCGCTGAATCAATACCTGTTTTTGCTGCTTCGGGCAAAGCGGCATAGGCAGATGTGGCCAGAGCCAAGGGAGCTGCGGCAACAACGGCCAGTTTTGCGCCGTATTTACGGCAAGTGTTCATCAATTTCATGATGTTTTCCTTTAGTGAGTTAAACAAAATTGAATAGGTGCTTTTGCTATTATTCAGACCGCACCTGTAGCCTGAATTTTTAAAATTCTGATAAAAAGCTGAAGACAATAAAGTTTTCACCGATTTCGGATAACGCGGTTTCTACCGCTTCGTTTCGGTCGTAGAAATAACCGGCTTCATTGACAAACGGTGTATGCCCCACATCACCCGTATCAGACGGATAAAGGAAGTCGCCCGTTTCCCGTGACTGAACAATGTAAACGCGGGTAATTGTCATGTTTTAGCCTTTGTTTGGTGATTTGGGCTGGAAGCCGAGAATTTTCAGTTTCTGGCTTTTGCCGTTGGTAACTAATTCAACCGTCAAAGAGGCTTCAAAAGGGAATGAAAGACTTTTGAACTGTTCGAAATTCACGGAGCCGCCGTAGTCGTATTCACTAGCCGAACTGCCTAATGCGTTGCCTTGGCTACTGTCCAGCGGTGTAGACACGATAACGCGGCAATAGTCAAAGGTTTTACCGTCGATTTGGCCGTTAAAGCGTTTAACGCCCATGATTTGGCCTTGAATTTGCATTTGCATGATGTGTTTCCTTATCCAATACACTGCACTTGTAGGCGGCAGCGTTTTGCCTTTTAAAATCTATATGCGTATCGGTCGTACATAAGATTCAGATAATCTTGTTCATGCTTGGCTTCGATGAGCTTCGTCATTTTGTTTTTTTGTTCGATAGCCATTTCAAGTAAAACTTGGGCAGATTCGTTAAGCCATAAACTGCCTTCGGGTTTGTCATGTATGGCCGGTGCGTGGTTTTCGGTACATGAATACACTTCAAGGCTTAATCGTTTGGGCAATAAGTCATGATCGGCTTCGAACATGGCTAAGATTTCCGAACGGTCTTTGTGCGGAAACATGGATTTCGCGGCATTGATGGCGCGGCCGACTTGGTTTTTCGCTACTTCGATGCAGCGTTCAAAGGTCAATTCAAGATTCTTTTTCACTGCTTCGATGCGTTTGGCTTTCTCTTGGAATTGGGCGCATACAGGGTATGCACCGCCGAAGTATTCACCCGGAACTGTCAATACTTCGAACGGAATCACAATATCCTTGGCTTTGAATTCAATTTCAAAACGCACCCACTGGCTTTCTTTGTCGCCAAGTTGCTTGCCTTTTTCGTAAACACGAACGTATTTTGACGATTCACGGGAGCCTACATAGTAGGTTTTTCCCTTACCGTTGTTTGATTCCCAATCCGTACCGACTGATTCGCCATCGGGCATCATGTGATGATTGGTGAACTTACCGGCGAGACGGTCGGATTTGGCCTGCTCAGGCGTGTATTCACCTTGAAAAAAGTCTTTGGCAATGTCGATACGGGTAATTTTGGGACGGACTGCCTGTAGGATGAAGTTATAAAGTCGTGATTCCCAACCGTCAGATGCGGCATTGCAACCCGTGGCCGTGATTTCAATCAGCATGGTATTGTTTTGCCCACCAAAATGGACGCGACCATATTGGGCATTGTCTGTCCCCATCAACCAGCAGGAATCATAAAAACGACCGCCTGAATGCTTGGCTTTTTCGGTAATACCGAAACCAAAAATATCGGACAGAACCATAGATGCGCGGACGATGTATTCATCATCGGCAACCAACGGATAACCGGCGAGCAGGGAAAATGTATCTTCGTGGATTGAAAAACTGATTTGGTCGATAAAAGCGGAATTGGCTTTGCCACGACGCAAAGGCACTTCAATCAGACGTCCTTTTGAATCGGTTAAAAAGGTGGTGTATTTTTCGAAAGTTTCGTGTTCGGTACTCAAAGCCGCTTCGGTTTCTGCTCCCCCCCTGTTAGATAAGGGGGGCGCCATATCGGCGCATGAAGCCGCCTTTGGCGCGTCGCTTCCGCTGCCGCCGCTAAACGCGGCTTCATGCGCTTTTTCGGTGCTGATGTTTTTCATTGGGACACCTCTTTGCTGATAATTTCGCGGACGGACAAACGACCGTATTCATTGGCAGCATTTCTAATCTGTGAAATACGGTCGGGTGAAAAGATGGGAAAATTAACGGTTTTAAGGCAACGAGTAACGCCAGAATCGTCTTTGAAAATACGGACGATGAAAGATTTTGGAAATTTAGGCGGTTCGGGATTGACGGTGTAGAAGACGATGCACATGAGAAAGCCCCTTTCGTTAAAGGGGCTTTACGATTGTTAAAAATGCCCCTGTGATGGGGCGCAATATATAAGGGAGCTACAACTGTTTCTGTCATCGTTCCAACGCTATAATCATTGTAGCACTGCAAAATAAGAAAGAATAAAATCAGAAGTTGACGCCGCATATTACTTCCCGCAGGTCGTCTGAAAGCTCGAATTTCCGTTTTCAGACGACCTCTTCAACCCATAATAAACCCACCGACTATACGGGAATAACTCAATCGGCTACAATTCCGTTTCACAAACAAATAAATTCAAAAACTTATGAAATGTCCGTTTTGTCAGCATCCCAATACTCAAGTCACCG